GAGTTTAACTCCATTTGTAAATTGAGTGAGTCCTTATGGATAAACAAATTGTGTCTTTTGATTTGGTCGATACCTGATAGGATTGTATCCTTCTTTACTGGTTTTGCGTTGATTCCTGCTCGGGACATCTCCGCTATTGCTTGGGGTGCTGCTGAATCTACAATAAAGTCATCTGTTAAATTGAGACCCAAATCCTTAATCTTATAGATTAAGTCAGATATGGTTGTATTTCTCAAATACAATAGTTCCTCACAATAGATTGATTCCCCATCCTTATAAATCTTAACTAATGTGTTGGGGTCATTGAAACCAATATCACACCCATATCCAAGTAGTTTTGCTGATTTGGGGAGGTCATCGTATATCTGTTGATGGTTGAATACCACCCTTGTTGGAATACCCTTCTCACCCAATCCAAATACCCTCCACAGGTTTTGGTCTCTGGTCTTGAGTTTCTCAATTTCATCAACTTGATTTTGGGGTAGGAAGGGATTGTCGTTATAAGTTACGATTGTATAAAAAGTATCAGGTTGTCCATCCAAATCATATAACCAAGATTGCCATAATGATGGGTTGAAATCCAATATCATCCTCTCTGATGTTCGTAGATTTAATTGGACATATTCATCATAGGTTATTTCTGTTGCCTCATTCACAAAACATACATCTCTTTTACGACCCCTGACACGCTCTTCCGTATCGAGAGAGAACCACTCGATTACATTAGTTCCAATTTCAACATATCCATCAACTGTGTGCCACTTGTTTGGGTCATATAAATCTAACTTGTTAAGAATATCTTTTAGATCTCGGAGGACTGATGCTTTGAGTGCGGGGAGGGTTTTACGAACTATTGAATATACTTTGTTCTCTTCATTGAGAATGTTTATAACCATCCATAAAATGATGTTATAAGTTTTACCAGCACGAGAAGACCCCTGAAATACATAATTTCTATAATTAGTATTCAGGAGGTCTTCGAAGGTCTTGGTAGTTTGTATCTTCAAATCTTACTCTTTAACTTTTATTTCCACAGGTTGATTCTCTGCCTGTGCTTTTAGTTCGTTATGTTTCTTATGAGCAAAATTTACTGCTTTTTGCCAGACAGTTTGTAGTTTTTCATTTCTGTCTTTGACTCTTTTGTTGTGGGCTTTACGACCACCTCTTACTTTACTTCTTGGCATTAGAATAATGATTGTTGTACTGGTTTATTCTGTTCGTGTTCTATTCTTGCTTTTGCTATATCCATGTATTCCTGTTCCTTTTCAATTCCTATAAAATTGACCCCACACCTGATTGCTGCTTTACCTGTTGAACCCGATCCCATGAACGGATCTAATGTTGTTCCATTTGGTGGGGTTACAAGATTGATTAAGTATCTCATCAGGTCAGTAGGCTTTACCGTAGGATGATTGTTGCCAGTACCTTGTTGGAATAGGTCATCTTCATTATTAAATGCTACACCAATAGGTCTTTTGTTTTTTTCTTTTTCAACTACTAACCCTTCGTTCCTATCTTTTTTTGATGTCTTGGGACAATAGAAAAATCTACTTGCTCCACCTTCATCTTCTCTTGGAGTATATGTTCCTCTACCTGTAAATGTATTTGATTCTGTTTCTGTGTTTGAGTGTTTGTAATTCTTGTTTGCTTTGGTCTTTGACTTACCACTCTGTTCGTCCAATAGTTGTCCCGCCTCTTCATCAAAGATTATGTTTGCAGGAAATCTACCATTAGTTAAATCTGTTCCTGCTACGAATGCTCCATCTCCAAATTGTCCTGCTGCTACTGATGTTCTTTCATCACCAATAACATTTCCTTTTCTAATGTGTCCTTCTGTTTTTACCTTTTCACTTTCACTTACATCAATCCTTGAACCATCAATATTGATTCCACCTGTTCCGTGTTTCAATACATTCTCTGCGATGGACTTTTCACTTAATGGTTTTCTTGCCATCACTATTGGTTCGTGTGCTGGTTTGAGTGCTGTTCCCCAACCTTCCCATTCACTATTACCTTTTGTAATAGGTAAATCAACATAATCTTTATTCTGCCAAGCGTTTTCATAGAAGGATTTATCCCCTTCTTTTGTTGCGTTTAGATTTATCTTATTCTTCTTTTCTCCAACTACCTCTCTCTCATTCCCTTCAATCTTATCTATTGCTTTACCGATATTATGACTTTTAGGAAATCCCGATCCGAATACCCACATAATTTGGTCTCTGATTTGGAAACCACTATCCTCAAATGCTGTAGCCATTCTGTGATATGTTCTTGGTGCTGAAAATGATAATGCGTGTCCTCCTGGCTTCAATATTCTATAACATTCACGAGCCCATATCTCACACCAATCCTGAAACCACTTACCTTCCTTTGCTCCACCTATTGGAAGACCTGGTTGAACTCCTTTTGAGAACCCACCTTTAACAGGACTTTTACCATCATCAAATCTTTCGAGAGACCTCTTTGTTTCTCTCTCAATTAGTTCTATGTGTTTTTGGGGATTATCCCATTCCTTATTCATAAACCCAATTCCGTATGGTGGATCCGTAACCACACTATCAACTGAATTATCTGGTATTGTCTTCAATACCTCCAAACAATCCCCTAATCTTAAATCTATATTAATTTTTGTTTTGCTCTCCATCTATGGATTTTCTAATAATTTCTACTTCAATCTTTTTATTCGAATCTATCTTCTCACCTTGAGTTGTAATATCAATTTTGGATTCAGCATTCCATTCGTCCTTGAATCTATTACGGAGTATCAAACTGTATAATTGTGAATTTACCTGTTTTGATGTTCCATTAGCAAATGAGTTCCTTGAAATGTTTATCCACCAAGTATGAGATAAAGTCCTCATGCGTGAAACGATTTCCAAAAATTCAGGTTCATCATTCAATAAACGAGTGAATGTATCATTTGATATATTAAGATATGCTTTGATATCTACATCTAACATTCCCTGTTCCCCCATCTTAACTAGTTGTTCTTTCCAATCTTTTGGGAACTGGTCTAATGTCAGTAATGGTCTTCCAATGGGATTACCAGTTGGTTTATAATTTCGTTTAGCCATTTTGTAATTGTTTATCTAATTTATCAATATGGTTCTTTATATCCTTCATACAAACTAGATCGCAGTATCCGTAGATTGCTGGACCTCCTGTCCTGATTAGTAGTTGATATACAAAATCTCTTTCTAATTCTTTTTTATCTTTTGAGTTGAGGTAGTCCTTCGCTCTTATTACTTCTTCAATAGAGTAATTTAGAGAGGTGCTGGAGACCTGAACTACTTGAATTGGTGTTATACCCTTCGGGACTATTTTTTCTTCTTTCATAGTGTTTTTTTTACAGCCGCAACTCATTCCTTTTTTCTTTTAATATTTTTCTAATTTTATTGATGTCCCTTGAAACTGAATTAAGTGGAATTGTTGTGCGTTGAGATAGTTTTGTAATGCTACATCCTTCTTCAATATACATCTCCATCATTCTTTGGTAATACCAATCTAGTTTCTTTAATTCATCATAGACCCAATCTAATGTTATGATGGGTTCTTCTTCTTCTAAATACTCAATTTCAATATTCTCGATACTGGTAAATTGGAATTTCTTATATTGATGGTAGTAGGGGGAACTTTTGGAATTGTAGTTATTTCTAACTATTCGTGTAAAGAAAAATAGTTTTTCTTTGTCTGGTATTGTAGGGACTTTTTTATTGTTGAGGAATTGCTCAATAGATAATTGTAGTAGATCCTCGCTATCTTCTCCACGAGTGATGCTACTACAAATTTTCTTTATTTCTTCAATGTTGTTTTCAATCCAAGTGTTAATCAAAATTTCCCCATTTTTGTAAATTTAGCCAGGTGTCTCTCCCTTAAATAGTTTCCTATGGAAGTATTTGTTGTTTTCATCAAAATGATTAACTAGACTAGTTAAATGATTTTGTTTGATAAGTTTGAGGACTTTATCTCTGGCTGTGATGGGACTAATTTCTAATATCCTACCAATTTCTACATTGGTGATATCTGTATATTTTATTCCTCTCTTGTTGATTTCATTGATAATCAAATCATAAATTCTTTTTTCGTTTCTATTAGAAATTTCCATAATATTGTTTTTTATAAATATAGTAAGTATTGTATAAGTATCAATATTATTTTGAAATAATTTGTAATTTTAATCTTTTATACAGATCTGTTGCTTCGTATTTCTCTTCCTTGAGTAATTCTTGTATTCTAAAATCAATGAATTCAAGATAGAATTGTCTGTATCCTTCATCTATTTTCATTTTCCAAAAGAACTCATCTACAATAGTTTTTGCTATCATATCTCTTTGTTCTTCATCTAACTCAAAGTATTCAAGATTCTCATACTGGTATTTCCCATCTAATAAATCTATAATTTTTTGTTCGGTAGTCATACCAGTAAATATAGAAATTACTAGTCTTTGATAAATCCAATCACAGGCTTCTCTTCAACTTTAATCTTTGATTGAATCCTTTGTCTAATTTCTTCATGCTGTTGTTTTAACCATTCCTGATGAATTAGCATTCTATCTATTGAACTCATTTTCGATTCATTACCTCTTTGAAATGGTAGTAGGTGCTCATTCATCAATAAATTCAGTTAAATCCTTTACCAATTTTTTCATTGAATCCTTTGTTAGATAAATTGTATGTGTATAGTGATTTACAGTATAATGTTCTCCAACCTCTATTTCAAATTGTTCATTATCTAATTTTTGAATTTCAAGGTATTCTGTACCTTCGTGGTCTGTGTAGTATTTTAGTGCTCTCATTTTTTGTTATTGTTTTGTTTGATTTTTCTGTTCATAATCAAAGTATAAATAATTTTCAATTAAATACCAATTAAGCAGACCTCTAGTTCCCTATTTTTTTACACCTCACCCAATAAGTTTCATAAGACCAGTTCCATTCCCCCATATCTTACTATCCATTATTGACCTTTTTTGTAGCAGGTATGTCTCAATTTCCTATTTGGATTTATCCACCTGTAAGACCCATACTCTCGTTCCGTGCCGATTATACCCTTTGGGCGATATTGAACCTTGCCTGTCAGTTCAACTACAATTATAAATATAGTGAGCGTCTAAAAAAGTTAAATAATAAACAAGTAAATTATTAAAAATATTTTTAAGGGATTTAAGACACTTTTACCTCCACATATATCTTCACATAGGTCATGGGTAGATCGTTGAACCTTGACCCCTAAAAATAAGTCCTATGACTTTTTAAGATTATTTTTCCCCAACGAAAAACTTTTTGTGAAATACTGGTATTTATTGATATGGAAAAAATTAAATGTAATGCTTGTGAGATTGAAAAAGACATAACATCATTCTACAAGTGTAAAGAATGTAGAGATGGGATTAGTAAGGTCTGTAAAATGTGTAAAGTTAAGGGGTTAAAATCTAAAAAAAATGAAAATAAAATCCATCAGTTCAATTTAGAGTTTAGAAAATCTGAAGCAAAACATTATACTCTTGCTGGTTGTACCCAAGAAGATTACCTACAAATGTATGACATAATGAGGTTAATGGGATACGATGTCGAAAAAGGAGATATAGCACATCAATTTTTGGATAGACATAATCCCAAACTAAAAAAACCTATGAAGTATAAAAAAAGGGAATATAATACCGAAAATCATTTTCTACCAGATGGTAGTGTAAATCCATTATCAAGACAAACAAAAACCCCTACTGAATAGCAGGGGTCTTAACACTACACACAATTCTCATTAAAATAATATTCTAATTTAACAGGACTTGACGCTTCCGAATCCAATAGATATGACCATGTCATAAAATCACGAACATATAACATATTGTATTCTTTGATAATCCACCAATTAGTATTCAACCAATCAGCATATCCATCGTCATCCATCAATAGATCTTCCACAAATAGATAATCACCAATATCCATACGACCTCTCTCAATTTGAGATTCAAGAAATTCAATCAATCTTGATTTGATATTCTTCGCTAAATTTATTTTCATATCTATTATTTTTTATTGTGAATTAAGAAGGTAGGGATTCGGTGTTAGAGTTCCAAACATCTGTTGAAATAATTTCTTCATCTTCTGATGGGATATTTTCTAATGCCCATTCGACATGGTCATCAAATCTATCCAAATATGTGGATGTATGATCCATTACAAAATCTTGGAAATCACCAACATAATCAATAGACCAAATCAAATCGACCTCTTCCATGAAGGAATAAACGCTCTCTTTCAATTCTCGGAGATTACCACAAACATTTTTGTGGTAGGAATCCCATAATAGTTTCTCGATGGATGATGTGAAAATCTTTTTGTTATTTCTTTTGAGAACATTCTCTGTAAAATGAAGCCAAACCGAGTGAGTGTTCTCAACAGGAATGTTCGCATAGTAATCTTGGACTATCATTTCTACGACATCAAATTTATTAAGTCCCTCTCTGTAAAGGATTTGTGATGCAAGATTCTCGGGGTTTGTTCTGAATTGAGTTTTCATAGTTGTTTTTGTGTGTCTAATTGTGAAATACAAAGGTGATAAATTATTCTGATTCTACCAAAAAATCGGTCATACATTCTGCAAGTTCTATATCATTTAATTGAAAATAAGTTTCTACAAAATCTACATCTACATCCTCATTAGAAATCTCATCTAATTCAGAATCATTCATAATAAAATTTATGATATTTCTAATTGAGTATGGACCTAATTCAAATTCTCCATTAGTAGATTCAAATCGTTCCAAGTAGTAACCGATTAAATAAAGTTTGCGTGATGCTGTCATTTTTCTGTGTGTTTAAGTGTGAGATGTAAAGGTGATAAATTATTCTGATTCTACCAAAAGAATTTCTTTTTTTATTTCTAATCCTTCTTCAATCCATTGTGTCATGTCTTCACTCATGACATCAGTAACTTGATATACATACCAATCCATATCAAATTCAAAGTCATAACATCTTTGCCACTCATCGTGCAATTCGTGATAATCTTCCCCAAATGTTCTCTCAAGAAAATCTGTATAATTTGGGTTAGAATCATAAGTCCCAAAATAATAAAGTTTATCCTCTGTTTTTAATCGGACAATAGTTTCAATCTGATTTTCGGTAAGTTTCATTTCTCTGTGTGTTTAAGTGTGAAATACAAAGGTGATAAATTATTCTGACTCTACAAAATTTTGTCTATAAAATTTTTTAAGGTTTGGATAAGTCAGATTCAAACAATCAAAGTACAAGAAAATATCATGTTCTTTGATTACTGATAGGATGTTGTTTTTTGTTAGTTTCATTTGTCTGTGTGTTTAAGTGTGAATTACGAAGGTAAGGGATATTCTTGAGATAATTCAAAGAAAAAATCATTATGTTCTTCAAAAATATCATCATATAAATCTTGGAAAATTCCATCTTTGTCTTTGAAATCTTCCCATCTCCTTTCAACATCAAGACGGAAAAAGATATTGTCCTCACAAATTTGAACATATAATTCCATTATTTTAATCAATGTTTGGAATGGGATGTTTTCAGGTTTGCAGTCGAAATTTTCGTCTGAATAATCACCGCACATTTGGTTAGTCAAACCATCGATGAACCATTTATCATAGTCATTAAATCTTTTTAATATTTCTGTCATTTCTTTGTGTGTTTAAGTGTGAGATGTAAAGGTGGTGAATATATTTCAGACCGCAAAACTATTTGTAAAAAAAAAATAAAAAAAAACCTCATCACGATTGATGAGGTAAAAAGGGGGGGAAAAACATGGCATGTAAGAGAAGCCCCTTTTTTATGTCTTACTAATAAATATCAAATTTCATTGTCTTTGAACACTTCTTCAAAGTTTTTATTTTCCTCTAATTTGAAAAATTCATCAACCTTGTCTATCCATCTTCTATCACCAGATTCTATCCAAGAATAAAATCTATCACATAACCTCATAAATTGAGCCATGGATAATTTTAACTTATGTGACTCAACTAATGATTGAGTTGCTTTTAACGCTGATTGTCTGGCAATCACAATCGATGTATAATCTTTTAATACTTGTTGTGTGTTCATATTAGTATTTGTCTGCGAGCATCTCCTCAAATGCTGATTTCATTTCCATATAATTTTTAATGTATTCCTGTTGGTCTTGGAGTTGTTTGTTCTCCACCCACTTTTCGTATTCATAATCCATATCGCAAGAATATAATTCTTCGTCAATAATGTCTTCTAGTAATCTCTTTGTCATTCCCATTTTTCTAATTTGTTTATAACAAAATATAACTATACCTACCTAAAAAGTCAAATGTATAAACAAAAAAAAAGTCAGATTTTTTAGGTCTGACTTTTTAAGGGACGGGGGGAAGATTGGGTATCTAACTGAAATGGGAAAAAACAAGAGATTCTCCCCCCCACAAAAATAAATATACTAAATAGTATCTTGGTAATCAATAATAATTACTCACAATTTAATAACTGTCCAAACGGATCTACAACGACCAAAGTGCCAGTTGATACTCCGTCGTATCCACTCAATATACCTCCAACGACAATATTTCCATTAGATAGAACATTACTCGGCATACTAAATCCATTTACATCGTCATAAACTAATCCCGTTCCTTGATTAAAGGTCGTATCAATACTTCCATCACTATTTAATCTAGTCATAGCGTTCGCTGATGTTCCACTATAAGTGTCAAACGCACCACTAATAAGATACTTGCCGTTTTGAGTTGGGGTTATATCCACAACAAATGCTGTTGTACTTGCTCCGTTTTGAGTAAATCCACTTCCAACAGAGAAACTTGTATCACGAGTTCCACCACTTAATAATCTAACTATTTTGGAACTTGAAACTCCACTAACACTACCAAAATCACCACCAAGCATAATTTTTCCGTCAGGTTGTGCTACGACAACATAACCACCAGAAGAAAATTGCCCACCACTAAATGTGCCGGTGACAAAACTTGTATCAACAGTTCCTCCCGTTGAAAATCTAACTATTCTATTATAAACCGATGACCCACTAACTTGTGTGAAATCACCGCAAGCAAGTATTTTTCCGTCTGTTTGAATACTAATATCAAAAATTACACTACTCACAGTAGGAGTGGTAAAAGTATTATCTATTGACCCGTCAGTATTCAATCTAACTATTTTTGATTTAGATACTCCACTATAAGAATTAAAATTACCTCCTACTAAAATCTTATCGTCTGATTGAATTACGACAGACCAAACAACCGCACTAAAACCAGTTCCGATTGAGAAGGTCGTATCCAAAGATCCGTCGGTATTCAATCTAACTAATCTATTTCTTGAAGTCCCCTTATAAGAAGTAAAATTACCTCCTACTAATATTTTTCCGTCGGACTGAATTGCCACAGCATTTACCTCTGCGTTAAAACCAGTTCCATAATCGAATGTATCATCAATACTGAAATCAGTATTCAATCTTACAATTCTATTCGCAGATACTCCTTGATAAGTTGTAAAATAACCTCCAATCACTAATTTACCATCCGATTGTTGTGTAATTTTTTCAGGTTCAATAGCACCACCAGCAAACGCCGCTCCGATAGAATAACAATCAAATGAAGGGTCAGACACAGACATAGTTAAACTATCTCCTGATGTTATGATTGGGGTTTGAACCTCCACAATACCAGATGAATATCTCTCACTTGAATATAATGTATTATTGACATAGGTGTCGATTAGAGCATCCCCTTGTTGTAAGAACATTTGGAATGTTCCGTATGGAGATCCTTTTTGGTTGTCTATTGTGGTATTAGTACCACTAATAAATCCACCAGTAAATAGTGGTAATGAACCACTTGTGATGGTTAATTCACCAGTCACACTACTCGGCGTTGTGATTTCTGTAATGACAGCCGATGAAGATGTATTTGATATTGAAAAACTCATATTTTTTGTTTTTTATTTATAATTTATTTAATCAGTTATTGGACCACCCACAACCCAAGCATCACAAGTTCTACTCGCAGCACATTTGAAATCATAAGCCTCACAATATCCTAAATCTCCCGCTTTAATTGAGTCGTATGGATCTACTCCAACATCTCCCAATCCTTGTGATATACAATTCATAATTTCCTTTGTCTGAACAAAGAACGCACAATTCCCACATAACGCTTTTTTTGCTTGCTGTGGAGTTGTATTAAATTGGTCAGCCTTTTTCTTCCAATAATCGTCATTTGGAAGATTTGGGTCTAATGGTCCATAATTGGCTTGGTCAATACATTTCTGTCTGTTGGCAATGTTTAATGGAATATCCAATGTTGCTGGTGGGCACTCTTGAAATTCAACTGGCTCAATCAATAAATTGTCCTCATCCATAGATATTGGAGTGTTTGGAACAACTACCTTTGACGCACATCTGGCGTAGGCTTCTTTATAATCTAATCCCTGTGCTTTTTTACCTGCGATACAATCCCCAAGAACAGTTCCCTTTGTATCCTTCTCACCGAATGATTCCAATTTAGCCCAATACTTGTAGTATTCATTGAAACTTGATAGACAGAAACCCATTCGTTCCTTCATATCCTTCATTCGTTCCTTCATCTTTGGGTGAGCGGAACATCTCGACAAATACTTCCCTCTCGATTCGGTCTTCTTTGGTTTCAAGACGAATACCTCCTCGACCTCATTAGAGACCGATACAGACATTTTCTCCTCTGATTTGGTATAACATATCGCTGACGCTTGTTCCTGTCCGTATTCGTCAATTATTTCACTAATACAACGGGATACAAACTTGTCCTTGTCTTCGTCTTTTCTTCTTGAGGGGATGGGCATTACAATTTAGATTTCAATATTTTATTTTCATTATGGAGTTTATCTATTTTTGACTCCAATTCCTGAACTTTTATATTCAAGGATTCAATTTCTTTTTTTAGATCATCTATAATTTGACGATATAAATTCACAGATATTTCAAGGTTTTTTAACACCTGATTATCTGTGTCGGCTTGTTGTCTTCTACGACCTATAAACCATCCTGCTAAAGCAGTAATTCCATTTGATATGAGTAAAATTAGTGTTTCGTTCATATACAATTATTTAATACCCCCAAAGACATGCGTACTCGGGACCAGAATAATAACCAATACCTGCTTTTTGCATTCCTGTTGCGATGTCATAACCTGAAAATCTACCAAGTGATAATTCAACACCTGAATAGTAGTTCTTGCCCAAATGCGGGCGCATCCCATTCTGTGTAGAATAGTTGAATATAGATGGATATAAGTTAGAATTCCAAATGATTTGTTCAATCATTCTTTGCTCAAAGAATTGAGACCTGTCATCAGCCCGAGTTTGCATATATTCCATCTCTTTGATGGTTACAGTATTTTCGGCACCAGTCACAATACCATTATTTTTAATTCTCATGAATACAGATGGTAATGCCTCCGCATAAGCAGCCCAAATCAATAATGGTTGAGCAAAGTATTCAAGGAAATTCAAGTCATTCGTACTCAAGTTTGAGTTGATTACCCCTTCCAATAATTCTTTATAGTATTTGCCGCCAATTATGTATTCCAACTTTGTTTGTTGAACGACAGATATAAAAGGTAATAATACCGCAGTTGTAACATTTTGGTCAATGTCACTGTAATTTTTTAATTTCTGCTCGGAAATGAGCAATACATTTTGAGGAATTAGTGCTGACATATTATACTATGGTTTCGTCTTTATTTTCATCAACAGCAACATCCTTATTTACATTCACCGTTTCAATAGGTGCTGCGTCAGGAGTGGTTACCATCTCAAATTGTTTAATTTCTATTTCTGCTGGTTTGTTATCTCTCAATCTTAATAATTTCTCGAACACACCACGAATCTCTTTTTGGATGGGAAAAATTACAAGGTGCTGAAAATGGTTTTGTGCTTCTAGATGATCCGGAACCCCCAAAGATCCCGGAGTTTGAATACCCAACAAATTCGCCGAGGAGACCTGATGGCTGGTGAGAATCGACTCTTGAACCTTTTTTGCTAATTCAATAAACATTGTATCAGTTCCATTTGTACCGATTGATGTGATTTCAGGTGCTTCTTCTTTGGAATTAGCAAAGGTCAGCATCAACTTACCAGGATTGTTGCTTCCTCCATATTTTGCGGTTAAGGTCTCAAAAATCTCTTGTCTCTGTTCAGGTGCAGGAATTCCTGAATTGAGAGCCACAAATAAAGATGGTTGTAATCCATTAACAATATTTGAGTGAAACCAGTTGTATATTTCCACCTCTGTTGAAATACTTGTAGCACCTCCCCAATATGTTGGACAGGCATAGTATTCTGCGCCAGGTGTGTGAGTTGTATAATAAAATACCTGTGATGGGTCATCAGCATTGAAATTCATTGCTGGTAATTTTCTTGGTGGAAACTTTTTAATATTAGCCCAATCAGAAGAGTAATAGTAATTATTCACATGGTCATTAAGGTCATTTCTCTCGGCTCTCAATTTTGATGCATCCATAGCATACATTTCAAACCCTAAATCCCTATCTCTTTTATAGACAATATTGACAGCAAATGCTCCATAAAGAATAAAATCCAAAGTGCATTTATTCCAAATATCATATAAGGAATCTCCCAATGAATTTACCATCATAAGACGAGAATTATCCCCGTCCTTCAACGATATTTCTTCACCCCTAACACCATACCACTTTGACATTATCGACGCTCTGTGGGTCGGAGAACTGTTGTAGAGACGGATTAGTTCTTGGGGAGCAAGATTTGCGATACCGTAGAATACCCACGGCGTTCTATTATTATATCCTGGCTGTTCTTCAATGATTGGTACTCGTGCTTGTTGTCCTTGAAACACTCTGAATAAATCACTATCTATTTTTTTATCTTCCATATATCTATAAATATATTATTTGTCATGATTAACTCCATACAACTCCAACTAAACCATTTGCGTTGGAGTTTGGATGTGATGTTGATACTGTCCTATTTCCTGCGCTTGTAGTAATGAAATCTGCACCTGATATACGAAATGTAAAATCACCAAAATCAAAATCATAATCTTCGGTGGCATTAGTCCAAGTTATAGGTGTATTATGTATTCCATTAGTTTGAGCACAAATACCAATATTATTGGTGCTCAATCCTGTAAATGTTATTGTCAATCCTGTACCAAAGTTTGATTGTGATGTTTGAGATTGTATTGGTGTATCACTAATATTATTTTGTATTCTCCAAACTCCAATACCACATCTAAAAACTGATGATGAATAAGTTATTGTAATATTTGCTGTCGTTCCACCTGTAACTCTTAAATAAACTATTCCTGTATTAGTATTAGTTGGTAAGGTGGCACCACCATTTATTTGAGATGCTATGGTTGCTGAAACACCATTTATAGAAACCGAAGTCAGTGTTCTTCCTGATGTCCCTTCTGCGTGTGTTGAAACAGCAATCAACCCACTACCACCAATAGGAACATCATTAAATGTGTATGTTGTTCCTGTTGTTGTAATACCTGTGGATGTAATAAAAGTTGTTGTTGGTGGTAATGGACTTGGTGTTGGAGTAGTAGTTGGTGTTGGAGTAGTAGTTGGTGTTTGAGTATTTGTTGGTGTTGGAGTTTGTGTATTTGTTGTAGTTGGAGTTGGAGTTGTTGTTGGTGTAGCACTCGCAGTTGGAGTTGGTGGATTCAACTCATTTGGCGCAAATATGTAATTTGAGTTAAATTCATTATTAGAAATAAACTCAACATAGTATTCATTTGTTGTGTCTGCTGATGACACAAGTACAATCGCAGTTCCATATTCAACAGCACCATCTGATAGAGCAGGATTTAGATTCCCCGATCCACTTGGCTGTTGAAAAATTGCATAATTGTACTGACCTTCGAACGGGAAGGCAATCTCACCAACACCTTGTCCTTCAATAAATTCAAACTCATCATATCTACTTCTTGATACAGATATGTCAGTCGGAATAAATCTAACCTGTTGTTTGGAAAAAATGTGTGTGAAGGAAAATAACCATTCAGGGTTTGGTATCGTAGAGTTCTGCGATACGGTTACCACGAGGGAATTTAATTGATTGGTTTTGATTATCAGCATATAAATTAAATATAACATGGGGACAGTTTGTCCCCATGTTGAATATTACTTTTTATTATCCTTGAACTGTGATTCCTGTAGCGATTGACGCTAAAGAACCTGATAGTTGATTCATTGGATTTGGTTCGAGATATTGGAAGGTCATATTGTATCCATTCGCATCTCCAAGAGCCTTACCAGTTACTGATGTACCAGCACTGATGAAACAGCCGTAGGTTTGACCCAAATAGAAATACTGACCATTATTATCTTCTGCCACGATTGCCAATCTCTGTGATTGAGCAAGGGTCTTCAAGATGTTTCTCTTGTCTTGACCAAGTTTGCTGAAATAAGTTACGATTTCCCCTTGATAGAAAACTGTACCATTTTCTAACGAAGCATTCACTGTTTCAGTTAGTTGTGATGAGGTTCTTATCAATTGGAATTCATAAAATGTTCCTGTTCCTGATATTGCGGTAATCGTATCACCTGTGTTAGATGTCAAACTGGTTACATTTGTGTAATCAGTAATCCAAAGAGTTGCTAAACCCCCTGTGTTGTCTCTACATCCAAGTTGAATACCCGCTGTTAAATTACAAGCCATTCTGTATAAATTTATATTTTTTGTTTATTTGTTCAATTGGGGAGGAAAACCCTCCCCAAATAATATTTGGATTATGATAAGCCGTTCGTTACAAAATATTGTGGAAACGCTATTGCAGTTCCTAATTTCCAAGCAACCATCATTCTGACCTCCTGAAAATCTTGTGACCACCACGCTCTAAATGAATCCTCGTCAGAAGCCAAATCGACCCCAACCAAGAAATATTGTTGAGAACCTAATACGATTAAGTTACTGCCATTGAGTCCGGGAACTCCCGCAACCTTAATGTTAGTTTGTGGATGGAATACAGAATAAACAGTACCACCGATTTTGAATTCAGCACTATCAATGTAAAAATTATTGACATTTCGAACCGCAGTCAAATAACATTTGAATTGAGTTTGAGACATAAACACGATATTATCTTCTCTCTCATAGATGTTTCTATCCATAGCGTTGATTAAGTTATCAACTTGAGCCAATATAGCGTTTGCCTTCTCAACTGTAGAAGAACCTGTTACAGAACATAGAGCAGTTTGACCTGTCAATTTAACAACACCAGCAGTGTTTGCGAATAATTCTTTGAAACCAGAGAATGTTGATGTTCCTGATGACGCATTCCACAACAAGTCCTCATTATATCTCTTGATTTGCTTTGTCTGAAGGTCGATTATCGCAGCCTCAAATGGAGCGGTCTCATTGTATGATCCACTATTCATATACTGACCTAACCAAAGAGTGTTAAGTTCCTGTAAGCAAAGGGATTGATTTACTTTTAATGCTTGAACCGTTAAAGGTGCCACGGTGAAAGTTACAGCACCTTCGTTATTCCATCCACAAGTAGTACCTGTTTGAACAGAAAGAGTTTCAGATAGCAAATTGACATTCTGTGTTCCTTTGATACCAGGAATTACATTCACATAATTCATTGTCACTGGAGACAATACTGCTTCCGATATGATGTCAGAGTTTAACTGATCCACATACGCAGATAAGCCTCCCAAATCATAAGAAAATTGTAATTTTGAAAGATTTTTTTTCATTTTATTTATTATTTTATTTTTATTTAATTATCGAGACATACTCTCTCTCAATCTTCTGAATCCTTCCACCTTTGAATTAAGGGAAGAAAACGAATCATTGTTTATTGGTTGATTTTTAGTTACTCTTGAACCAGCAGGCTCATTAGAGAACTTTTGGAATTTCGCTTCAAGAACCTCATTCTTTTTAGCCATTTCATCAAGTTTGATTTCCAACCTCTTAATTGTTGTAGCAAACGCTTCAGCAAGTGCTGCGAACTCGTCAGCCTTCTCTTCAACATTCTCTCTCTCAACAATTTTTCCGTCTTTTACCATAACTCTGATTTTGACTTCTTTTCCTTCAGAATCTTTTAGCATTACTTGATGCTCACCATCAGGTGCTGGAACCTTCTCACCGTCCTCTTTTACAAGTTCAATTTTTTCTCCTACATCATAAGTTGAGGAATCTACTGTTGCTCCATCTGCGGTTTTCGCTTCAACGAACATTCCACCTCTGGCTTCATCTGCCGCTTTGGATTGAACTCCTTGAATTTGACCACCTACGATATTCAACATTTTACCTCCACTTGTCTCATAAGTACCATCAGCAATTGCTGACAATGTACCATCATAACCGACTTTTTTAACTTTAACTCCTGATTCCATAGAATCACTACCCATTCGTAGAACGGATCCATCTTTAAGTTTGATGTCTCCATCTTCCATAGGGATTTCCATTTCTTGGGATTCAGCCATATCTTCATCTACGATGTCTTCTTTTTTCTTTTTGTCTTCCAACTTTTCGTCTTCAGTTTCTCCATAGGTGTAATCCCCCATTTTGATTTTAGAAACAGAACCCATCTCATCGACTTCGATTTCAGTGCCGTCCTCCATAATGTGGTTTCCACTTGGAGCAGGAATCATACCTTCGTCAGTCACAACATAAAGAACTTTTCCAACCTCCAATTCATCTTCCATTTTCATAGCCACACCTTGTTCGGTTTTTGACTCATAAAACTTTTGACTGGTGAAATTTAGAACATTCATTATTCTTTTGATTGCTTCTTTACTTGTCATAATCTTTTATTGATTTAAGTAATTGTTTTATTTGGTTTATTTGTTTGTCCTCCTTTGAGAAGAACGATTTTTCTGCGAATAGACCCTCCACAGAATAGCCTGTAAGGGCTTTGTCTTTTATTAGTTTCCAAACCTTGTCATCTTTAACCTTCATCATAACATACCAAGTTCCAACAGGTAATTCAAACCCGTATTTATTTGACTTGTCATAGATGGGGTCTTCTGATACCCAAGATTCTGTAATATAAACTTTGTCTGAACCCAACTTTAATCCGTTGTGCTCTATTGAGGTTTCATCTGTTCTCTTTTCCTTTAAGAATTTGTCTGCCATCTTTTTGATGGATTCCTTTGAGAAAAATACATAATACAGATTACCTAAATTATCATATCTATGTATCATCTTGTTTGGCACCATAGCAGCACCAACAATGATTTTCTTTTCTTCATCAACAACAGAGAATACCATTTTCATATTCTCCAACTGTTTTAATTTTCTCTCTGACCAAGTTAAAGCGGCTTCACCTCCCCAACTATCATACATGAGGCGACCGCATTGATCTTCATAAGATTTGGATGTTTCCAAATCAACCTTATGTCTTGATAGATAGGAATACATGCGTTTTAATGTATCTACTGAAATAGGTTCTCCCTTTGCGAGTTGTGATGCTCTTGTCTTACCCACTTGAGTTCCACAAGAACCCCAACCATTCTCTTCTGCCCACTTAACTGCCTTCGCTGCTGCGTCTTTAACACCTTCGGGATAGTCAGAGATTGATTCAGCGAAGTCGTCCTCTGTCATCTTAATAGGGACACAATTAGGGACTTCTTTACCATCTAATATCTTTGTACCAATCGCTTCGTATCCTTCCCAACACGCCCCCTCTAAACCCTCTGTTTCAGCAAATAGGTTTGGACCTGTTCTCGGCATTCCTGGCTTCCATTGTTTGCTTGGATTTGGAGAATTGATTGTTGCTTCTGGTCGTGTATCAGGTTGTGCTATTGCTGATTGTGCTTCAGCATCTTCAAGACCTCTTGTGGAGGATCCTGAATTGATAATTCTACCCTCTTTTTTGTATATCAATCTAACCCAAGTATGTCGGCAGTTATATGAACCACGATATAAAAATATGTCATATACACCAAAGTCAGGGTTAGAAAGTTGTGATATGTCTTCTTCACGATATATTCTATTGAAGGACAACATATCAGCACAGAATTGTCTATTCTTACTATCTCTTGGACCTACATATTTATACCTGACTCTATAATTGTCTGTATCTAAAAATGATGGTGAGTTTGGATCAGAGAATTTCTGTTGATTCATTTGGTGGATAACTTGTGGAGTAATCTTTTCTACTCTCACAATCTCCCAACCATCTTTTTCAAGTTCTCCAACTCTCTCACCAAGTGTAGCAAAATTTGGATTATGACTACAAAAATCATCTGCTACAATCGTATAAGGACTGTATTCGTCAATCACCTCTTCTGACATTTGTTGAGTCCCACAAGAACATTCATCTCTCTTGAACGCCATCCAAGTTTCATCATGAGCAGGTTTTGATACTAATGAAATTGCTTCAATACCAGCCTCTTCATAATCGTCATCAATAAATAATTCAATGATTTTTGTCGTATTCATTACTTATAAATATAAAAAACTTAAAAAATTACCATTCTTATATTAAAGAACGGGATTTTATGATTCTATCGAATTGTTGTTCGTTTGAAATCTCACCCGCAGTAACATAAGTTCTAATAGGTTGGTCTCTGAATGCGACATTGATTGCTTCTGCTATGCTGTCTGTATTGTCTTTTGCTGGTCTATTTCTGTCTTTATCTACCAATCCTCCCATAGCAAAACCTGGTACATCTGATGATGAGTTTATTGCTGCTAATATGGGTTGAAATAATCTTGTTGAACGAGCATTTACAACAAACTCCCCATCACTCAACATTGCTGGTATTGAATCTGATGTTTCAGATCCAGGCCCTCTTACCAATCCACCAACCGCAAACTTGATTGGTGATGCGGACACATTTATTGCTGATGGTCTCTCTGCTGGTCCTGATGGTGTTGTCTGTAAATTACCTCCCCCTCCACCTGGTGAGTTTGGAACTTGAACTGCCACAATTTTCTTCACCGTAGCAATACCTGATGCGACTGCGGCTCCTGCCGCAATTGCGGCTAATGCCGGACCAATTACAGGAATACCTACTAATGCGTTATATGCGGACACCGCAGATGAATAAGTATCAATGGTTGCTTTTGCGACCGCAAATCCTTTTCCTACCGCAGTTTCCTGACCAACAATATTTGATAATTGACCAAACGCATCCCCAATCAGTTGAGTTTTTTCAAGAGATGAAGTAGTTTCTAATTTATCTAATTCTCTACGAGCCCTTGAGGTTTGAGCAAATCTTTTATCATATTCTGCTTGAGTTATTTCCTTTTTAGCAAGTGCATTTCGTAGTGATGTTTCATCTTGAGTATATTGATTTCGTAGTTCCTCATAATACATTTCATCGAACCTTGCAAAATCACCATACTTGTTTTGAATACTTGTGATTTCCGCCTGACTTCTTGAATCAAGTTCTTGTAAAAAAGCATCTTGTCTTTCCTTCGCTCTGATTATAGCATCATCCGCTTCTTGTTTTTCTTTTGTTTTTCTCTCCTCATTATATTTGGAATCAATCGCATCAATATCAATTCTAAACTCCTCTTCTAATGCTGTAAAATCTGTATATCCTGCTTCTTTAAGTTTGACTAACTCACTATTGAATCTTGTAATCCTCTCTTGAATTTCTCTATCTTGAGCATCCAATAATGACAATTCAGCCTCTCTCTGAACTGCTTGTGCTTCTTTTAATTTTCTTTCTTTTTCTTGTTCTATTTTTAACTCTTCTGTCGCTGCCTTTTGAGCAGATACAAGGTTCTTTTGTCTTTGTGCCTCTCTCTCTTTATTGGCTTCAGTTTCGTTATTGATTGTCTGAACCCTAATGTCATTGATTAGTTGTGCTTGTTTTTCCTCAAGTGCGTATTGTTGAGCATAGACCTCTTTTAATTCCCCCTCACCTGTTCTTAATACCTTACTCTCTAATAATCTATTTTCCTCTAATGCCTGTTGAGTTAATTTCAAGTTTTCCTTGAGGTCAGCAACCCCTTGTTCCCTTATTTGTTTCTCATCAGCACCATCTCTTTTGAGTTCTGCTATACGGAGTTTCTGTCGTCTGGCAGCATCCGCCAGATCCATCTCCAAGATTTGATTGACAGTTGCAAGTTGTTTAGCGAGTCGTTCTTGAGCCGCAGTCGCATCATCAGTATTACTAACAAAATCTATTAAAGCGTTAATCGCATAACCTAATGCGA